CTTTTAAGTCTTCGGTTTTTTTTGTAGCGCTTGAAAATTTTGATAATACTTTTTCTAGGATAGATGCCCATGGTTCAGTTCCAGGGACAAGTTTTGCAATATTAAATAAACTTGCATATTTTACCAACTCTTTCGAGACTTTAAGTGCTAAGGATGTTTTATCCTTAAGGTTTAACTGTGCTGAGAAGCTGACCAGAAAATCTTGTATTAAAGATTCGGGATTGCCCGCTAACCAAGGGTTATATTCAATGATAGCGGGGTAAGTCTCCTTTTCCTGTAAGGCACCTTTAATTAAATTTATTACTGATGTTTTGCCATTTCCCCATTCACCCTCTAATGAGACAGTAAGACATTCATCTTCACAATTAAGTAGAAGTACATTTGCTAGTCCGTTTGCAAAACTGAGTCTATTTAGAAGGTCGGGATCATCAATTCCGCCATAAATGGGTTGATCGTTATGATATTTGCTCATGTTTGTCTCTTCGAACAGGAATATAATGTTGAATTTTTGTGATAATTGATAAATCAAATCGTAATTCAAGTCAAGAGAAATTCAAAGCAGGAAGTATTTCAGACATCTGTTTCACTCGCATGATGAAAAAAGTTCCTAAAGCAAACATCTCATTGTTTGCTGTTACCAACCCCAGAAGATAAAAAGCCCCAAAAGGGGCTTGGCAGTTATGGCTTCTTAGGTGGTGGCGCTGGTTGCGTAACTTGCTTAGGTGGCTTGTAACCTTCGTTAATAGGCTGAGATTTAGGTTGGTAACCGTAGTCATTTTCTTTCGGACGGTAACCTTCATTTTTGAATTTTCCGTTATTTGTCATGTGATTTCCTTTTTTAAATATGATAGTTCAAGGTTTCTTCGGTGGAGGGGCTGGTTGTGATGTCTGCTTAAGCGGTTTGTATCCACTATTTACATCTTGTTTTGGTTGGTAGCCTTTATTGTTAGGCTGATAACCATCTTGAGCTATAGGTTTCTTAGTTTCACTCACTATTATCTCCTTCTTGACTATTTTCACTAGGGTTAGTGAATCTGAAAAATTCAATGTGCTCAATATCTTTTGAAAGAATCAAAATGCCAAGCGTATCTGTTCTTGCCCTTTCAAACCCCCCATCTGCGTTGATCACCCAATTTTCTTCAAGGTATAGCTGCTCTGGATTAGGAGAACTTGATGAAAATGAGTCAGCAGAATATTTGCCAGCTATTTTATTTCCATCTTTAAGAGTAACTATAACCCATGATGACATTCTTAGCCCGAAATAATAATCCCAAGCCCGCCCTGTAGGATGTGGAAGCAAATTACATAGCCACTTCCACGATCGCATCCATACAAATAATAAAGTCAAGATGATAGGGCTAACAAAGAGAACACACAAATAGAAAAGCATGTATGTGATTAAATGAGTGGCACCATATTGCGATTTTTCAAATAAATATATAGGTATTAGCCATATTGCATAATTGATGCAGCTATATGTTACAACCTCAATAACTGTCTTAGACGTATCAAGTTGAACATTGGGATGTAGTACACTGTACAGCTTCATACTTAGAAAACCCGGAATAACGAAGGCTATGAAAATGACCAATTTATTTGTATCCCAAATATCCATGTATTTCTTTCCTTACACAATAATTCCGTAAATGGATTATGCCACTTATCACTTGCCAGAAGCATGGAGATTATCACCATCTTGAAAGAATTTTTACTCTTGCGGAGTCCCAAGGGTGATGTAGTCTCTACTCGTTTGTTTAACAATTCGTGCTGTTAAGCCGTTGATCAAACTTCTCCATAAGTGTACTGTATAAATATACAGACTTTGCGGTGGAGGCGTTTATGAAAGTTGATTTAACCATTGATCGTACTAAAGAACTTCCGGAGGGTGCAGTCCCGGCACTTGAGAGAGAATTATTAAAACGGCTCCAGAGTCAGTTCGAAGAGTGCTGTCTGATTGTGCGTCGCGCAGGTTCCGATGGGTTAAGTGTTTACGGTGGCGAAAAAGAAGATAAAAAGAAGGTTGAGGAAATCCTCCAGCAGACCTGGGAAAGTGCAGACGACTGGTTTTATTGAAACAGCATGCAGAAATTTTCCAGTTTGGAGGGGAGATTGGTGGAACAAAAAGAAGAATTACCAAACAAGGGCTATGCGGTTATCAGATGCAACGATGGGGTTATCGTTGCGCGACTGCACTCATTTCCTGATAGTGGTCGCGCGCTCATGTACAGACGTGGGGATGAAGTATCATTTATGCCGTTAAAGGATGATGAGATAGTAGGAACACCGACACTATTTACGCAGATGCTTGAACGGGCTGGTTATCGTGTTTCCAAGAATTCTGTTACACTCCCGTCATAGGCCTGAACACCCTATACCTGCTGCGCCACTGGAGAGATACCATGGCGCAAACACCAAACCAGAATAAATCCTTACTGACCCCTCAAAGGGCCAGCAATTTTCTTTTGATGTCACTCCTGCAGGAGGCGGCATGAAGAAAAGCTGGTTCACTCACACCGGACTGACAACCGAAGAAGCCAATGAGCTGGTGGTGCGCTATAAGTCTAAAGGCGTTCCCGTTGAGAAAAGCCTCGATATTGACCCTCGTCTTTGGATAGTCAGCGCATTATTACCGCAGCAAAAATCCGCACCTAAGACGCAGCAAAGTATGCGTTCACGGACATGGGGGTGATTGTGACAGTCTACAACATCCTCCCTATGGGAAAGCCGCGCATGACGCGTGCAGACAAGTGGAAGAAGCGCCCGGAAGTTATGCGTTATCGGGCTTTCTGCGACCATGTCAGGCTCCTGGGTGTCACTATGCCCGAATCTAATTCACACATTACCTTCATCATTCCAATGCCAAAAAGCTGGAGTAAGAAGAAGCGCCAGCAGTTTGATGGTAAGCCACACAAGAGTAAACCTGACTTCGATAACCTGGTTAAAGCACTTTCCGATGCAATTTATGAAGATGATGCTCATATCTGGGATGCGCGGATTACAAAGCTCTGGGGGGAAACGGGTCAGATCATAATCAAGGAGATCGCCTGATGCGCGCGCTGCTTCAACCAGTTCTTGCACGGGAACTGGGTGTCGTACTGTTGAAGCCGGGCAGAGATCTGATGGAGCTGTTCACCACAGGAAGAGTGCTGATCGAGCGTCAGCCAGAAAGTATGGCCGGTTATCAGACTGGTCGTGTTTCGGATGCGCGGCAGCCACTAGCTGATAATAAGCAGCTACGAAGCTTCTTTTTGAATGAAAAGGTTCTGACTGCCGCTGGAGGTAAAAGCGGGCTTGATTACTGGTTGCTGAAATACGGTGGCGGGAATTGCCAGTACGCTCATAGCGATTACCACTATCACGAACTAACCATCATGCGCCATGAGCCGGGTTCCATTTTACTGTGTGGTTATTGCGATAATCAGCTGCGGGAACAACATACTGAGGCGCTGGCAGAGCTGGCACACATAAACGTAATTGCCTTTGTTCTGGATTCTGTCCGCATTTATCTTTGCCTGGACAAAAGCCGTGAGATCTCACTTGCAGAGCTCTGCTGGTGGGCAGTTCGTAAGGGCGTTACGGACGCGTTTCCAGAATCATGCGTTCGTGAAGCGCTTCGCTTACCTCAAGAAAGCAAGATTGGTCGCGAAAGCGATATTACGCCTGCAGTTCCGGCCACCAGCATCCTTGGGGAATTAGTGTCAGCTGTTGAGCTGCCGGATACTCTGACAGAACCGCTGGTGGGTGTAGTGGTGGATCAAGCGCCGCCTCAGTCTTTCATGCGGCGCCCAAAGCGTCTGCGCTGGGAAAGTCGCGATTATCTGAATTGGGTGAAAACACAGCCCTGCGAATGCTGCCAGCAGCAATCAGACGACCCGCATCACTTAATCGGATGGGGGCAGGGTGGCATGGCAACAAAAGCGCACGACATCTTCTCCATTCCACTTTGCCGAAAACATCATACCGAACTGCATCACGACCGCCTGGCATTCGAGCGCAAATATGGCTCGCAGCTGGAAATGATCATTAGAGTGCTGGACCGGGCCTACGCGCTCGGCGTTCTGGCGTAAGGAGCGAACAGGATGACACCACGTCAACGCCGTAATCATATCGAAGCGCTGGGTAAAGCAGCGACTGCGCCGCGTAAAAGCTGGCTGGGTAAAAGCATGCTCCTGACCGATATTCAGGCGGCCTGGATTAAGTCATTGCTTACAACATGGGGAGAAGGTGTACGCGGTGGAACTGCTCCACGTCTACCCCGTGCACATGCCTGCTGGGATGTCCTCAAGGGCGGGCGATGGTCCGACAAGGCATTGTCTCGCTTTACAGTTGCACTCGAGCAAGCTCGGGGTGAAGGATTCAGAGGACCGCAGGCGCTTAATCGTGCCCACGCTATCCTTTGGCCACAGCCAACCACAAGCATCATTGATGAAGCCATGCATGCTGATGACGTCGATTTTGTCGAGCAGTCAGTTCTGCAGGCGCTTGATGTAAATGATCCGGTTTATATCGTCGGCCTGCAGTACTACACCACACGCAGAAAAATCTCTGACATTACGCGGGAATTACAGTTGATCGCACCGTGGTTAACGGACTGGGAGGCGCGAAAACGTGTACGCTGGTGCCTCGAAATATTCAGGGCGAAGGTATTTCTGTCAGCGAGGAAGAGCCTGAAAGAAAACTCATGATCAAACGGTTGTTAGCAAAAAGTGCTATTTATTTGGAATGATGTTGAAAATGGGCCAGAAAATCAGATAATCCATTCATGCTTGGCAGAGCTGCGCCGCGATGGCAGCGAACTTAAGCGACAATTTAAAAATAACGAGAGCCCCGCCAGTCGGGGCTTTTGCTTTACGGCGATACGACAGGGGTATTCGCGAGGTGCATAGCATCAATACCCCTGTCATATCGTCGTGTTTCATTCATTTTTAAGTTTATCTAACGCCAGCCGGCCATAAAAATATCTACACTTCCATAAAACGTTGGGGGAGTGGATATGAAAGAGGGTTATTACTGGATTCAGCATAACGGCAAAACTCAGGTTGCCTACTACAGTGATGGCGTGACTGAAGACCTGGAAACAGGCCAGACATATTTTGGAGTCTGGCATCTCACCATTGGCGATGATATTTGCAATAACGGCGAGGCAGAAATTCTTGCCGGCCCGTTAGAATCTCCAATCTGAACACTTATTCTTTTCATTGAAGCTGCCAATAGGCGGCTTTTTTTATTCCCTAAAAACGCACCCGCGTACAGCGAGGTGAGAGCATGTATCGAATGGACAAAATAACTACTGGCATTTCCTACGGCGCCTCGGGAGGTAGTGCCATTTACTGGGTAAGAAGGCTTCTCGATGGCTACACACCTGAACAGTGGGCAGCGATAGGGGTGATCGGTAGTTTACTGTTCGGTTTGCTTACCTTTCTTACCAATCTCTATTTCCAAATCAAAGCGGATCGCCGCAAAGCTGCCCGGGGTGAATGATGTCGAATAAAGCAAAGCTCAGCGCAGCAGTGCTGGCGCTAATCGCATCAGGTGCGTCTGCTCCACTCATTTTCGACCAATTCATCAGTGAGAAAGAAGGCAATGCGCTGGTGGCCGTTGTTGATCCGGGTGGGGTCTGGTCTTTATGTCACGGCGTGACCGTTATCGATGGCAGGCGTGTTGTTAAAGGCATGACGGCCACTGAGGAACAATGCCGGAAGGTTAACGCTATTGAACGCGATAAGGCATTAGCCTGGGTTGATCGTAATATCAAAGTGCCTCTGACAGAGCCGCAGAAGGTAGGCATCGCATCTTTTTGCCCGTACAACATCGGGCCGGGTAAATGCTTCCCGTCCACGTTCTATAAGCGCATCAATTCTGGTGACCGGAAAGGGGCCTGTGAAGCTATCCGCTGGTGGATTAAAGACGGTGGCCGTGATTGCCGTCTAACCAAAGGCCAGAAGAATGGCTGCTATGGTCAGGTTGAGCGACGGGACCAGGAAAGCGCGCTGGCGTGCTGGGGGTTAGACCAATGAAAATTAATCCGGGTCTTATAGGCGTTGTTGTTATTGCTGTCCTTTCGGTCGCTCTCGTTAAGAGTTGCTCCGACGCAAGTAGCCTTCAGAGCGATAACGACGTTCTGCGAAGCGACAATTCTATGCAGGGGCAGGTGATCGCCACCCAGGCATTCAACTTCAATCGATTCAATCAGGTTGCCGAACATGCCATCAGGCTTAACTCCCTGATCGACACCAGCACTGAAGAAACAGTTATCGAATACCGGGAGATTCTCCGCCGTGAAAAAACCTGTGATCTGCCTGTTCCTGCTGACATTGCTGGTGGGCTGCTCGAATACGCGTACCGTTTACGTGCCAGCGCCATGCACACCGATACCGACAAACCTAACTCAGCCGATGATCGTGCCGTTACCACCAGCCCAATGACATATTGTCAGGCAGTGCTTTGGATAAAACCATTACTGTCACTTATCGAAAAGGGCAACAAGCGCTTTGCAGGGATTCGAGAGATAGAAAATGTTCGAGCCTCTCATTAACTAGGAAAAATAAATTTTATAAAGTCAGTCAAACTGTTCTATGTACTAGTTTATGAAAAAGACGTTCCGAAAAATGCTAGTAGATTTCATTTTTGAGATGATTTTTTATTCGGTATTCCGATGTTGTCGATTATTTTTATTATTGCCACAAGCGTGACTGATAGAGTTTCATAATCCAAATCAAGTATACAGTATTTTTCGTTTACTTTTTTTTGTAGGTGTGATAGTTACTTTCTCCTAAGCTTTTGAGTGAAAACTACTAAGGGGAATATTGTGGAAAGATGTGTTGTTGCTTCACCTGTTATGACGGAAGTTTTGCCCACTGGTGGATTCCAGACAGCGCGAGGGTTGAATGAAGAAGATTTGAATTATTACACTCTTTTTTGGGATAGATTAGTAATTCCAGGCTCAAGAGAAATATATTTTCAATTACCCCGAGAAGATATATTGATTGGTTTGGACTTTTTGTCTAGACCAGTAGTGTCTATCGGATTCAATAGCGATCAGTACCCGATAGAGTTCCCAAAACGTCAGGTTGAGATACTTAGTAAGTTAAGGAAGGATGAGCCTCAGCGTGACTGGAATTTACATCAGATAGGAGAGGAATTTATAGGGGGGAATGGGACAAGTGATAGAAATACGAACTTAAAACTTGAACTCTTTGATGCACTTCCTGTTCCCGGACCACATATCCATCCGGAGCAGATACTTGAGTTTAAGCATAAATATAAAGTTGATTATGATGCGTTCCATAATTATCTGGATGACTTATACCAAGATGTTGCTTATGCTCCCGATGAGCCGCTTTTTCAAAAAAAAGCTTATGAACGCTTCCGTAATTCCTTGGAAGATATAAACAGAATTAGTGAAATTAATAAAGGTTGGTTCTTAAATCGCTACAATTTAAGTTTTGAAATGCCAGGTTCTGACGATATGGTTAATATTGTTTTAGGAGCGATTATTAGTGTTAGCGACACGGAAAATCCGTTGGTGACAGGTTTGGGGCTTCTGCAGGCTGCGAAGGGATTCATTAAAGTAAGTGATAAGCATGCTGAGATTTTACATAGTGATGATAAGGAAAGTAACCTACTTTATCTTGCTAGGGCTTATAAGAAAGGGATTTTAGATAGGGATTAAGTGTTTAACGTGTAAGTTTGTTGATAAGGTTTAGTGGGGTGACATATAAGTTGCGACGATATTTATTTTCTTGGCTATGTGTCAGTTGCTACACACAACAGTTTGGAACTAAGTGGAAGTGTTAATTACATAGGTTTATTTTAAAGCATGATGAACAGGTTAATTTCAATAGTTTGCTTTGGTAGATGCTATTGGGATTTTACGACCATATACAAGTTATTTGCTTGAGTGTGGGCCCATAATATATGCGGATGTATGCATTATTCGGGTCCTTTCCGGCTATCTGACATGTTACGGGGCGGCGACCTCGCAGGTTCTCGCTATTTATAAAAATTTTCAGGATTTTGCCGTTTCCGTTCTTCTTCTTTATAAGTCATTGTATTTTCTGGGTATAACCAACAAAAAGAAAGGAAGTGTTAAAGCCTGGTAATAGTCATTTTACCCGGCATGGTTTCCTTACCCTGTTTTTCGCCTGGAGTTCGTCATGGAGGTCAATAAAAAACGCCTTTCAGAGATTTTTGGTGTCAGCATCCGCACGATCCAGAACTGGCAGGATCAGGGAATGCCAGTTGTGCGAGGTGGCGGTAAAGGGAATGAAGTGCTTTATGACTCTGCCGCCGCAATTGAATGGTATTCCGCCAGGGACGCAGCGATAGAAAACGAAAAACTGCGCAAAGAGGTTGAACAGCTGAGAGTTGATTCAGAATCAGACCTCCAGCCTGGCACGATTGATTATGAGCGCCATCGGCTTACCCGAGCCCAGGCTGATGCTCAGGAACTAAAAAATGCAAAAGAGTCCGCTGAGGTGGTGGAGACCGCATTCTGCACGTTCGTGCTGTCGCGGATAGCCGGAGAAATTGCCAGTATCCTTGATGGAATACCTCTGTCGGTTCAGCGGCGCTTTCCGGAACTGGAAAATCGACATATTGATTTCCTCAAGAAGGACATCATAAAAGCCATGAACAAAGCAGCTGCGCTGGATGAAATGATACCGGGGTTGCTGAGTGAATATATCGAACAGTCAGGTTAAGGGGCTACAGCACTCCGCGCGCTCGGGGCTCCGTTCGCTGTACCGGCCAGAGCCGCAAACGGCGGTAGAGTGGGCAGACGAAAATTATTACCTCCCGAAAGAGTCTGCTTATCAGGAAGGGCGCTGGGAAACGCTGCCGTTTCAGCGTGCGATAATGAATGCGATGGGTAATGATTATATCCGTGAGGTTAATGTCGTTAAGTCTGCCCGTGTAGGCTATTCAAAAATGCTGCTCGGGGTGTATGCGTATTTCATCCAGCATAAACAACGTAACTCACTTATCTGGTTACCTACCGACGGTGATGCAGAGAACTTCATGAAGTCCCATGTCGAACCGACAATCAGGGATATCCCCACGCTATTGGCGCTGGCACCCTGGTACGGTAAAAAACACCGGGACAACACGTTGAGCATGAAACGTTTCTCGAATGGGCGCGGTTTCTGGTGCCTCGGTGGTAAAGCTGCAAAAAACTACCGTGAAAAATCGGTTGATGTGGCGGGTTATGACGAGCTGGCGGCATTTGACGAGGATATCGAGAAAGAGGGCTCTCGGAGCTTGAGCAGACCGTGGCGACGGCTGATACCGCGCTGGGCCAGCGAATCGACAGCATCAGTGTGTCTATGGACGGCATGACGGGCGGGGTCAAGAACTCAGCCATTGCCATTATCCAGAACGGGCTGGCGCAGGTGGCCACACGTAAAAGGCTATCCGCAACGGTCGCCGGTAACAGCGCGCAGCTGGATCGTATTGATGAGGTAATCGTTAACGAGAAGGAGGCAACGGCACGTTCGCTGCTGAGCCTGCAGACGGACGTTAACGGCAACAAAGCATCCATCAATAGCCTGAATCAGACGTTCTCTGATTACCAGCAGGCCACGGCCACGCAGATAAACGGCATAACGGCGACGGTGAACGGGCATACCTCAGCCATCACAACTAACGCTCAGGCGATAGCGAACGTAAACGGCGACCTCAGCGCGATGTATAACATCAAGGTTGGCGTCTCCAGCAACGGGCAGTATTACGCCGCGGGGATGGGGATCGGCGTTGAGAATACGCCATCCGGCATGCAGTCGCTGGTTATCTTCCTGGCTGACCGTTTTGCTGTCATGACCCAGGCAGGCGGTAATGTTACGCTCCCGTTCGTTATCCAGAATGGCCAAACCATTATCAGGGATACGGTCATCGGTGACGGGACAATCGGCAACCTTAAACTCGGTAACTATATCCAGTCCTCAACATGGGACGGAACCGGTAATGTTGGCTGGCATATCAACAAGTCGGGTTATGCCGTTTTCAATAACGTAACCGTGAGAGGAACGGTTTACGCCACGACCGGTGAGTTCACCGGGAAGGTAACTGCAACGAGTGGTTCGTTCAAAGGCACAGTGGAGGCTGATAGCTTTGTAGGGGATGTGGTTAACGCTGGCGTTGGTGTGGATAAATCCAAATTAGGGGCAGGTGGTGTAACTACCAGTCTGACCTATACGGATACAACCGGAACAAGCAAACCCAAGACTGCAATAGTGTCGGCTGTAGTGATGATATATGGCGTCTCAGCAGGCGATGCTACTGCACGGATATCTGTGACCATTGACGGCACAACAAAAGATTATCAGTGGGTAACTTGTCCAAGTAGAAACACCACCAATGCTAATGCGGTCCCGGTATTTTTTGCGAAAAGTGGAATTACAAAGCAAGTAGTCACCGCATCAATAAGTGTTAATGATATGTCGGGAGGAACAAATGCCTCAAGGAAAGATATTCTTTCACCTGTATTGCAGATAGCTCGAGGGTCGGGTTCGTTTTCTTCCTCATAAAAATAAAGCCCCTGAAGGGGCCTTATTTGCTTGCTTATTTAAAAGGAGCTTTATATTTTTGGTCCGGGAGTTTTTGGCTCTTGTAAGATGCGCCGCCTACGCATGGCTTAACATGAGAGCCATTGTCGTAAGAAGTCACACTGGACGTATTTGCATTTACGCAGGCATCAATCTGACGCTTTTGCGCGGTTCCGCCATTGCCATAACCAGGATCTGATTTTTGCCCCTGTTCAGAAGCAATAGATACAGAAGATATAGTCAAGAAAGTCACGCCAAGTAACACCGATAAATAATTCTTTTTCATTCTATATATTCCATTGGTTAGTGGGATATCCATATTTACAAATAAACTCCCATTGTTCAGATCGTTTATACGAATCAATATTCATTTATTGATCGTTTCTAGCGATCGATAAATTCATGGAGCGCAAAATGCTTTATAACACTGGCACTATCGCGATTAACGGAAATACAGCAACCGGCACCGGCACGAACTGGACGGCACCCGCCAGCCTGGTTCGCGCTGGCCAGACGATTATTGTCATGTCTAACCCGGTGCAGCTGTTCCAGATCTCATCCGTGAACAGCGCCACGTCAATGACGGTTACGCCAGCTGCTTCCCCGGCGCTGAGCGGCCAGAAGTACGGCATTCTGGTATCTGACAATATCTCGGTCGATGGCCTGGCGCAGGCCATGTCTCAGCTCATCAAAGAGTATGACGAGAATATCGGTGCGTGGGAGACATTCGCCACCACATCGGCAAATCAGAGCATCAGTGTAACCATCAACGGCACCGCCGTAACCATCCCCGGCATCGGTAAACTGGCGCAGAAAGGGAGTAACGGTGCGCTGGCTGTTGCTGACGGCGGTACCGGTGCAACGAAGGCAGAAGACGCTCGCACAAACCTCGGTTTGGGAAGTAGCGCGACAAAGGACGTCGGAACGGCTGCCGGGAACATCATGCAAGTGGGGGCTTTTGGGGTTGGAACATACCAGGCTCCAAGGCCAAATGATGCAAACTCATCGTTTATCAGTGATGCTGACGGTAACACCAGTTGGGCTCCTGCCAATGGCTGTGGCTACCAAAGCTCTTATAACACTCAGCGCATAGCGCAAATGTGGGTTACCACTGGCGGAGCTGGCT